GTCGGGGATGGGGCCATATATGGCCACCAACTTGTCTACGATATACTCGTATGTTGAGTACCACCGTCTTTCATACAGCTGGTTCGCATAGGCGATCCAGCTGGTGTAGACGTCAGGACGAGGTGACTCGTTCCAAACGGTCCGGAAACGGACTGGAGTAACGTCGACGCCTTGGAAGGCGTCTACGCCACAGGATTCCCTAAAGGATCCTTGGATACAGCTCTTAGCGCGGTTGATTAACAACCCAAACGCTTCGAGGATGTTCATAGCGCTCTCGGCATGCGCCGTTGGGACTATGACGTCGTCACCATACACGAGGATACTCTCACGAGTATCCGCGTCAGGTGCGCTTGCAGTAAGAATAGCCCAGATCGTTAGTGCCATAATTGGGAAGCATAATGCTGAACCCATTGGCGCAAACTTTCGAAGCGTTAACTTCTTACCGCTTGGCAACACTGTAGAAACACTCCTAGATGCATCCAGGTACCGATGAAGGTGCTCTGGAAACAAAAGGTGAACTAAACTAACCGATACTCTATCTGAAGCCTCTTTGAGGTCCAAAGTAGAATACCTACAACGCCAATCAGACATGGAACCTAATAAGGCTCCAAACTGATTTGGTTGCTGGTTCGTAAAGTGAACGTTAAACCTCGTAAGAGGATGACGTTCCACCAGGTCATAGATGACTTGTCTAAGGCCTTGCTGAATCCATTGGAAATCCACTGGTTCGCAAGATATTAGGCGAGGTCCGCGTGAATCCTTCGGAACGAGCAAAACTCGCGCCGAGTGATCCACTTCACCGATAGCATCGAAGCTATCGTGAGTATCACACACGTGCCCTTGAGATGCGCAAAAATACGCATCGAATGGATACACGTCTGTAATACGACTGCTAACATTACGCCAAACGTATTTAGCTCCTAATCGTTCCTTTGTAGAAACGACTCCGGGGCCATGACGCGGTGTAATGTCTAGCGGGTCAAAAGTTCGGAAGAGCTCAAAGAGCAATAACCGAGCTTCGCGCACGACCTTCAACAAAAAAGGTTTCCTAGTATGTATAAGAGGATCTTCAAGGTCCTCCCAACAAACTGGGTGTCTTCTGAGAAGGAAGTGATCAGCCAATGCATCACGCAATACAGCGATGGTAGCATCGACATGAATAAGATCGTTTTCAGTTTTTTCGAAACTGTCAACGACTGCTTGTGTCTGTGTTTCTGTATACGGCAGCTCATACTTATAAAATGAGTACAAGATCTGTCGTAGTACGCTGACGCTTGATGTGTCAGGGTTAGGGAGGAGTTCCCCCGTCGGTTGGAACACTTGACTAAAGAACTCGCCAAGAAATCTTGGAAGTTCGCTGTTGTCCATGGTATCAAACCCATGAACAGCAGACGTTAGTTTAAGTGCACCCGTAAGCGCCTGATCTAGGCACTTACCCAATCGAGGTAAGGTTTTCGTGAGAAAACTCAGTCCTTCCGCACGAGTCCGTTCAACTACCTTATTACAAGATAGTCTAAGGGCTCGAGAGTTGAAGATACTACTCCAAGACACGTGAGCGTCGTAGAGCAGGTGTTCGATGACTTTTATTTCATCTAGGCTCTTATTAGGCACCATAAGGTAACCTTCCTAGAGCATGCACCACACACTACGACCGAACTAAGAAAAGACTAACCACCTATGAATGATAAGCAGCCAATCAATCACACGGCTACATTCCAAATGATGTCGAACCTCCAGCAAGCGCTTCAAAACACGCTTTCGCGCGTTGAGAAGCTCGAGCTTCGGATGAAACACCAAGAGGATAGTAACCGCATGTTGCGAACCGGCCTGGATCGGATGTCTAACTACTATTTGGTAGAAGAGACACTCGAGACATACGCCAAGGTCGCCACCGTTTTAGGGAGACATTAATGCCTCTCTAAGCTGGTAAAGGACGATGCTCATTGAGGATTAAATACCACCCTCAACCAAGCATACCGCGCCGTTTCCAGTGCAATCGTACAGAATCGTCGTCGATGCGCCTAAAGAGGCGATAAACGATATCAACTGTGCGAGTACAGCCTTCTCGGCAGCCGTTGTGGCGAGGTTCCCAACAGGGGAATCGAGCACCACGTAGGCCGACGACCTGACATTAACTGTCGTGTCGACTTCACCCGCTGTCGTCCTATCAAACCGCACTACAGAGCGTCGGCGTCGGGTTAACCCCGAGCCGGACTCTTGATGCGATATGTTTAGACGATTAGGGAGCGAGGGAGTTTCGCTTATCTTAGCAAACTCCGTTTTACGATCGCCGATCGAAAGTCGTGTAAATTCGACTTCCGTACCGGACGCGTCCTTAATCTCGTTCGTATTAAGTGTGTTAGTTAACATGCTTAATGGTCGAGAGCTTGTCGCCCTCGTTTTCTGGTATAAACCAGAACAGGTTTTGAGGCCTGTTGCAAGATTAACTCTTGCGGGTCTTACGATGTTTCCCTTGCGGAATTGCAAGGGCTACACCAAGGCTCAGCTCGTGAGAGCTAAGCCCGGATCCGGTTAAAAACCGGGAATATGCTGGTAACTCAAGGTCTCGACGATAAATCGTCTCCGTGAGATCCGGCAGGTATACATAGGGAAGGAAGTCTGGAGCCAGTTCCGAATTCGCAGCGATGCGAAGCCGGACAGTGCGACTAAACTTCCACGACCACATATACCTCGATATGTTGACTGCAGGTTGCATGTTCAACACTTTGCGATCGTCAAGCCACCGACTAATGTCGGCGACCCAATCGATCACAAATGTCCATGGTATGGCATTCCAAATGATCGCAGGGTTTAAATTCACCCCGAGCGCATCTAGCATACCAAGCCATTGAGC